AGCAGCTTTGCGCCACACCGGAATCGGCGCGGTTACGCGGCTGACCTAACCCGCCAGAAAGAGTAGTGACGTCACTACCAAACGAAACCAGTTCTCCGAGCAGCTTTGCGCCACAAGACAACTACGTAGGGAGATGTACTGGTGTGGTCATGTTAGGTAACTTACCCGGACGGAACTAAGGTAGTGGCTCACTACACATCGAGACCAGTTTTCAGAGCAGCTTTGCGCGTCTGACTAATCATGTGAGAAGAAGTACTCAGGTTGTTATGTACGTATAGTGAAAACTCGAAGCCGTGCGTAACTATGCAAGGTAGTGACTCACTACAAAACGGAACATTGCAAAACCCCTTATTTATATGACATGGCAAATTCGTAAAACCTGCTAAGTCATTGATGTTCCGCAATGTTCTAAGAAGTACCTTTTTGCGTCTCTGTAAGTTATTGATTTTATTATAATGTTCCTAATGTTCCTAATGTTCCTTAATAAATAATATACCACTTACTACGCGACCCCCCCGCTTTAATGCCATTATATTGTTCCACCTAAAAAACTTCCCTTAGAGCCTCATAATTTCGGGAACATTAGACACAAAAGAACATTGCTTTGTTATCAAGCACTTACAGAGGCCACTGAAAGAACATTCAAGAACTTTACCCATACACCACGTCTAACCACCAGACACCGCCACGCAACACCAGACCACATCCCATAATACTTGACACCACTATACACAAAGAAACATCCTCAGAAAACTTGACATTGGTTATCAGTAATGCTAATATGAATACATGTTGTGACGTAGATGAATTGCTCATCCCGCTGCGACCTAGACCAGATCAATCATTGTAGTGACTCACTACTCAACCAACGGAGACCATACCATGCCAATCAAAGTACAATGTCCGTCATGCGACCAACCCTTCGACATTCGGCGCAAGCAACTAGGCTACAACTTCTGCCTAGACTGCGGTGACTTCCACGCCGCTCAACAGCGCGCCGGTTGGACCATTGCTCCCATCGCTCACAAACAAGGTGCCACACTCGTCACCAACCTCAACGACCTCAAGGGTCTAAACAAGTACACAGGAGAGTAACAATGAACATGATGCTAAACGAATTACAGGGTAGTGAGACACTACCACAAACTGAAGCACCAACCCTTGCATCATCCGCGATGCTCGTCGAGGTAAACATCTCTAACTGGGCTGGACGCAAGAAAGACAAGCGCGCCTCCATCGACGTTACTTCTGCCAACCACGCCGATTCCGGTGTAGCAAGCGTCAACAAGAAACTACTCGCGAACTCCGACACACTCCGAGCGATACAGACACACGTCACCGCTGTACGGAACATGCACACCAACATGACGATGCCGTGGTCCAACTCAGGTCTCCGCCTGTTACCCACCGCGCAGTACTTCAAGTACAGCCAAGCTATGTCAGATATGCAGAACGAGTTTAACCGACTCATCGCTGATTTTCTTAGATCATACAACGACGAGGTCGTAGACGTACAACTCAAGCTGGGAGACTTGTTCTCACATGACGACTACCCCACCTGCGAGAGCCTTTGGAATAAGTTCGCCTTCCGTATAAATTACATGCCGCTGCCAGATGCAGGTGACTTCCGCGTGGACATTGGCAACGACGCACTCGACGAGATACGTCAGACCTACGCCGACTTCTACTCCACGCAGTTTGACACGGCGATGAATGATGTGTGGACACGTCTGCACAAGGCACTGACCAGTATGTCCGAGCGCCTCGACTACGGCACCAAGGAAGACAAGAAGATATTCCGCGACAGCCTCGTCGGTAACGTCAGCGACATGATCGAGTTACTACGTGTATGCAACGTGAACAACTCTACACAGATGTCAGCGATGGCCGACAAGCTAGAGACCGCTATGGCTGGCGTCACTCCCGATGCTCTGCGTGAGGATGATACGTTCCGCGCCGAGACTAAAGCAGCCGTGGATGCTGCGATCAAATCACTACCATCACTAGACCTGTAAGGAGAATTACTATGGGCATTTTCAACATCACATCTATCGTAACACCGGATCAGTCCGCGAGCGAAGTACGCACTCACATGAGCGCAGAACTTGGGTTCACTCTAACCAAGGAGCAGGCAGTCGAGCGGCTATGCACGATCTACCTCAACGAAATGAACGGCACGGCAACTCGCGCTAAAAAGTAGTGACTCACTACAAAACAACTATTGGAGAACAACATGACTAATCAAGCACAACAAATGTACGCACTAAACCTCGACCAATGCGTCGATCTAATCAAGGCGGTGGGTAGCAAACGTACCGTCCTAGCCCAAGGTGACATGGGTAACGGCAAGTCATCAATGATACACATGCTGGGAGACGTACTCCCCAAACACCGCAAGGTATACTTCGACGCCACCACCAAAGACCTTGGTGACATTATGATCCCGTCGATGCAGTCCATCGAAGAAGATGGCTGTGTGCGTATGATTCCTCACGAGGAGTTGGGCTTGCACTTGGATGGTCCGATCATCCTGATGCTCGACGAGATTGGTAAGGCGAACCCCGCCGTGAAGAACGCTATGCTGCGTCTCATACTCGAACGCAAGATCGGTAGTTACGCACTACACCCTGACAGTATTGTCTTCGCGACAACGAACAAAGGTTCCGAGGGTGTTGGCGATATGCTCCCACCACATGCACGTAACCGTATGACTGTGGTGCAGATCAAGAAGACCGACCACATGGATTGGATCGAATGGGGTATCAACAACGAGGTGGATCACAGTCTACTTGGCTGGGTCAAAGACAACCCGCACCTGATGGCATCGTTCGAGGACGTCAAAGACCCCGACGAGAACCCGTACATCTTCCACCCCAAGCAGCAGCGCGCTGCGTTTGTTACGCCTCGCTCACTCGAAGCGGCGTCGGACATCCTAAAGACACGGGAACATATGGATGACGTGACACTGACAGCTGCACTCATGGGCACAATCGGTGATCGTGGTGCGATGGACTTGATGGCGTTTGTGTCACTATCCGACCAGCTGCCTAGCTTGCAGTCGATCAAGGACGACCCGTCCAATGCCAAGGTGCCGAGCAGTGCAGCCGCAGTGTGTATGGTTGTGTATAGAACTCTCTCAGCCTTGGACAAGGATTGGCTCAACAGTTGGATGGATTACTTGCCACGTCTCGACACCGAGGCACAGGCTATGTTCGCTAACGGTGTACGCGCACCCAAGTATTCCAAGCAGTCTATGGTGATGACCAACAAGAAGTTCACCGCGTGGGCAATGCAGAACAACCATCTCTACACAGCGGATAAGGTGTGATGGCCTACGCCGAAGACATCAGGGGGATAAAAGAGGCAACGCGGGCGGCACAGCCCCGTTGGGACAGACATGATTGGATCGACCGTCACATGAAAGCCAAACAGTGCAGCCATGCCGACGCAAGGGAAGCTCATAAAATGGCCATGTGGCTAGGCAAACTGGAGGAGCCGATAACATGAAAACCTATTATGTAACCGTCGAAGGATTGGTGGAGCGCGTCGAACGTGTGCAAGCCAAAAACAAGGTTGAGGCCGAGGCCGAAGCTAAACGAGAGTTCACCTCGAAGGTGGGCGCACTAAACGCAGTATGCGTAACAATCAACAAGGAGAAGACTAATGGCTAAACAATGGACAAAAGAATTGGACGATGCGTTGACGACAATGCACGGCGCGGGAATGACAGCCAAGGAGATTGGCTCAATCATGGACCGAACAGCAGGTGCCGTAGGGCAACGTGCGTTCCACTTGGGTATCACCAAAAAGCGTAGTGACTCACTACCGATTGATATACCGACGTACTTCGATGACGAGACCGAGGTGCCTGTGGACTTCATGTGGCGGGGTGAACCTACTGAGTGGAACGCGCCGAAGACCAAGCAGAAACCTTTGTGGTGGACAGCAATGATGTGGTGGAGAAAATAACATGCTAATGCTAAACCAACTAACAGAGGAGCAGCGGCTGACAAAAGCCGTTGTCTCCATCATGGGGAACCCGAAGTACACAGCACTCGCAGGGGTGTTGATGATTGGGAACCGCAACATAGTAGACGACCCAACTATACCAACCGCGTGTACCAATGGTCGTGACGAGATGTACGGACGTGAGTTTGTGAAGCAACTCAACGACGCCGAACTAAGGTTCTTGGTGTTACATGAGGTGTATCACAAGCTGTTCAAGCACCTGACCACGTGGCAACACCTATACAAGCAAGATGCGATGCTTGCGAACATGGCTTGTGACTACGTTATCAACCTCAAGATCGTGGACGACAACGTAGACCGCTTCGCAACTATGACAGGCATACTCGAAGGCGGGTGCTATGACCGCAAGTATGTCGGCATGGACAGCGCACAGGTGTACAACTTGCTACGTGAAGACCAAGAGGCTCAAGGTTCTGGGCAGGGTGACGGCGATGGTGACGGTGAACAAGGTAGTGGCTCACTACAGAATGGACAGCAGCCGTTCGATGAACACGATTGGGATGGCGCACAAGAACTCACCGCCGATGAACAACGTGAACTCGCACGGGAACTTGATGAGGCGGTACGCCAAGGCGCACTTGCTGCAGGTAAGATGGGTAGCGGGGGTGATCTAGACCTACACGAACTACTACAGCCGCAGATCAACTGGCGTGAGACGTTGCGGGAGTTTGTCACGTCCACGTGTGCAGGTAACGACTACTCTACATACAGCCGCCCCAACCGCAGGTACTTGTCCTCGGGTCTATACATGCCAAGCGGTATCAGTGAGCAAGTCGGGGAACTGGTGTTGGCGATCGACACGTCAGGTTCAATCGGACAACGCGAACTGTCTGCGTTCCTCACCGAGGTCAAAGAGATATGCGATACGGTCCACCCCGATGGAGTGCGTCTATTGTATTGGGACACCAAGGTATGTCGTGACGAGAAGTATGACGTACATGAACTCGACGATCTTGTGCAGTCTACCAAACCCGAAGGCGGTGGTGGCACGGACGTTACCTGCGTTACCGATTACATTCGGGACAACAACATCAACGCGCAAGCGGCTATCGTACTGACAGATGGACACCTCTACGGTGGCTGGGGTCAATGGAGCATGCCTGTGTTGTGGTGCATCATGGACAATCTAGGTGCCAAGCCTGACGTGGGCGTGGCCGTGAACATCAAAACAAGGGATATGTGAGGTGAGTAAAAGAAGAGCAATTATCGTAGCCGAGTTTGAGATGCCTAGCGAATTAGGGGGTGATGGGAAGGACATTGCTACGTACATAGCGAAAGTCGCCGATGACCTACGCTATGCTCTTTTAGCTAAAGGGTTAAAGGCACCAACAAGTGTAGGTGCAGTCGTTGATGCAATTCCCCGAAGAAACGACCGCGTTATAACCGCGTCGGACCTAAACAATGTGGTGTTCCGTGGGATTGGAACCAAGCACAAGAATAAAGATAAGGATAAAAGTAATGGGCTACAGGAGTGACGTGTATATCGGTGTTGCGTTCCAGAGCGAGGCCGACTTGAAGGAGGTACTTGCCGTATATACCATCGACCCACGAGTGCAGAAGCTAAACCTGCTGAAAGAGTGGGACGTTATGGAGGACAACATTCTGTTCTGCATAACCGAAGGCACGAAGTGGTACGACAACTACGAAGATGTGCAGGGTATTGAACACATGCTAACCTTAGCAGAGCAGTTCCATGCCGAGCGCGACATGCCAGTAGCGTACAGGTTTGTGCGTGTTGGCGAGGATGAGTGCGACCTAGAACTCCGTGAAGAACACGGCGGGGATGAAGGCCAGCTAATTGAAAAACTATGGGATGGTATGCGTACCACCCGAACTGTGGAGATAACACTATGATTATGATTGTAGAACGCACGGTGCAGTGTCCCGTGTGTGACGGTGAGGGACTTGAGACCATAGAGATCATCTGCCCTCAGTCGTACAGCCGCGATGTCGGTGAGATATACGAGGAGCTGCGCCACTGTGAACGGTGTAATGGTGCAGGGGAAGTAACTATGGAGGAGGAGGAGGACGAATAATACTGCACGACCGAAGACTAGACCAATCAACCAAGGAGACTAACCAATGGCACTAACATATTCATCTCACGCCTCGTTCGAAGAGGTAGTGGCTCACTACAATGACATCACCCCTCTGCGTGGCAGCACCAACGCAGGTAAGGACATACGTCCTATCGGGGATCGTAACCGTAAGTGGGAACGCATCGTCAAGATCAGCGCCAACTGCTACGCATTGTCCGATGGCTACCACATGGGCGACGAACACTTCCCTGCATACATGCCAACACACCCCGCTACCCTCGAGGACATGGAGAAGTATGCACCTATCGTGTGGCGCAAGAAGCGTGATGGCACGACGGAAGTCACACTACGCAACGGGTATGGACCATACGCGCACAACTCACGCTATGCTTTTCTGTACCGCCACACGCCCAAAGGTATATGGTTCCGTATCCGCAACGGTAAGCAATTCTTAGAGCACGGGTCTACGAACTACTATCTAGCCAAGACCCGTACCGCGCCGAAAGCGGTATACGCAGAAGCGCAGCGGGCTAAAGCCCTTCCAAGCGCCCACCTTTACCAACGTCGAGCAGCAGCATGGGCCAGAGCACACGCCGACAACTCTGCTGTTGTGTTCCGCACTAACGAGCACGGTGGTTTGGATCATGTCGAGGGTACAGGACAAGACTTGGCCTTGGCCAAGGGGCCGACGGTCAACAAAGAAGCCAAGGCCAAGTACAAGGACGACATACGGAAGTTCCTTGAGTGGGGCATGACTATGTCCCCGATGCTACCGCTACATGACAACCAGTATAAAAAGGATAACGCCCATGGGCTTCGTGAGTACGCAAACCACACGTTATCCACATGGGAAACCCTACGTTTGAAACCGGCAATAGCACGGCAAATAGTGTGTGACGAACAAAGCCCCGCCAGACTACCGCTGTGGGTAGAGTTCGCCACTAATTGTACTGATAACTCGTGGGGCATGAACCTTGAGTACTACACGCAGACGGTGAAAACCAAGGAGGACTTGTCCCGTGTACGGTCACGTTTCAACGCATTCATCAACAGGCAACTAGGATTTATTACCGAAGGGAAGAAGTAATGCTACACTTAGAATTAGTACAGAGCATCAAAGCCAACGAGAATCTAGGCAATGAGAATTTCGGGGTGCTGGATATGGCAAATGACCTCGAAGCTGCTGTTCGTGGGCTGCACACGGCTCGCAGGTGCGATTCATCCATGTACGTGTACCGACCACAAGACACATACATCATGGGTTGGATATGCTACGCAGACAAACTGGACGGTGGGGACGGCGAGAGACGGTACTCTGTGTTCTCCCCGAACTTCCACAACAGCAGGTATCATGGTGGGGAGAGGCAACATATGTCTAGCGCCCTGCATAGAGCCAAGGGCGTCAAGAACGCGATGAAGTACCTACGTCCGTTGACGGCGCGTCAGGTGATAGGACAAGCGCAATCAGGGTTCCATGACAAGCTGGCCGAAGTTAAGGACACAGCGGCATCCGCATACATCAAAGTGGTAAACACTGGGGAGTTTAACCTGTTCCCCTCTAGCACATACCGCATGCGTACCCCTAGTGCGTTACAGGTCGAACTGCAGACCATGCTCAACTCAGGCCATAAGTTCATCAACAAGGAGTTGGAAGCTGACCTCCGCGCATCGTATTCTGCACTGGAGGAGTTGGCCGACAGCAGACAACTTACGGATAGGAAGCATACGTTTGTCGAGGCTTACACTCAAGGTGACAGTACACGTTTCCGTGGGTTCAATAACGTGGACAATGATCGAAGTCTTTACGGCATGGATGAAGAAGCCACGTTTGACTACGCACAGGAAGAACTACCCGAGCGTATATTGGAGGGTATATCGGTGCTGGCTATGGTCCAAGTAGGTAACTACGTTGCAGGGGTTGGACTCAAGAGAGCCGACAATGTGTTCTACTTGAGTGAGCAGTAACCCTGTGAGCGCAAGCAATGACATCACGTATCGCGTGACAGTACATCCCACTACGAATGAGGTAGAAATAATGGCCTTTGAACTCATAGGCGTTGACACGTCAGCTTTGGGACTATACGACAGTATAAAGCAGGCACCCACTTGGGTTCAAGAGCGTGTCGCTACCCTAATGATGATAGACCCCACCCCGCCGATTGAACCGGTGGAAGGTGTAGGTCGAAGGATCGACGCATCAACGTATTGGGTACACCCATAATAGGTAGTGGCTCACTACCGTGGGGGGCTACGGCCCCTCATACACAATTACAGAAACCAGTTACCACGACAAACGGAGAAATATAATGGCGATGACACCCGAAGCTAAGGTCAAAAAAGTAGTGACTAACTACCTAAAGAAGATGGGGGCCTACTACTTCTACCCCGTTACGGGTGGCTTCGGGCGAAGCGGCGTACCTGACATCGTTGCTTGCTACAAAGGATTGTTCTTCGGCATCGAATGTAAAGCGGGGAAGGGTAAGACCACCGCACTACAGCAGAAGAACTTAGACGACATCAAGACTGCAGGAGGTTTTGATTGGGTCGTGAATGAAGACAACATGCACGACACTGAAGAAGTGCTCACAACGTGGGCAAACGTATAAACACAACCAAATCCAAAGGATTATTATTATGACTACTAACAATATGATTACTGAATCAGTGTACATCGAAACACAATTAGAAACTCTCACAACCTTCGGCATCCGTGTAGCCACCGGTGAACAAGTATTCATCAGCGCAAAGGTTGCGCGCAAACATGGTATCGAAGAAGACCAGACGCGAGAACTAACAATGCTTCCGAACTTCGGTAGCGCCCATGATGACACGCCGTGGAAAGCTGTTGGGGTATCTATAGCCGATGCTAGTACACCGCAGCCCATATCGGCGACCCCTCGTGTTGAAGTGGCCAAACTCGAAGACCGTATCGTGGATTACTTTGACATTGAGGCTAATCAGTTCCCGCAAACTGCACCTGCATTAGCCGCCGCATTGGGCGAAGACGACCTGTATATGCAGCAAACCTTGCAACGTATGCACATGACAAGTGAGATTTCTAAGGCACAAGTGTGGGCCAAAGGAACCCAAGAGAAGGCGTCCAGTGTTCTGTGGGCACCAGATGTTACTTGGTTCTCTGCATGACGGACGGCAAACTGTCCCCCGCCCTCGAAGCAGAACTGCGGTTCCTACGCCAACAAGTAGATTTCTGGCAGCAACAGTACCTCACTGCAGATTCGTCACCCTCGGCCAACCAGCGTTACCACTACGCCAAGGATGACCTAACAAAGTTTGTAAGCAATCGCCGCAAAGAAGGATGTAAAATATGACCAACTTATTTACTGAAAAAGAAACACAGGTGTGGGAATACCTAGTCCGTAACCGCCAAGCTAACGTAACTGAGGTGGTTGATAAATTCGATTTCGATCGGGAGTTCGTGCAAGGGCTGTTCGACCGTATATCATCTAAAAACTGGCGAGAAGACGTACCTGCAAACTCGAAGCAGGTGGGCGGCTCTCACTACAAGGACATGACCCTGCAGCCGTGGGACGTGATGGAGTCCCTGCTCACACCCGAGGAGTTTATCGGGTTCCTCAAAGGTAACGTCATTAAGTACTCGCTCCGTCAGGGTAAGAAGGACAGCGACGATGCTGGTAAGGCCAAGCATTACATCGCCAAGCTGAAGGAGATGCAGGTATGATATTCTGGCATTTACTTGTGTTGACGTACACGTTCGAGGGCGACACTTACGTTTCCCAGATAGCGTTTCGGGATCAGGCATCATGTGCCAACGCGATGGATGAGATTTACCCGACGATTTTGGCTGAGTACAGCGATTCAATGGCCCAGTGCACTAAGACAGACACGGCATCTGGGTGGACAATACGCCCGAAGGCGAGGCCAAAGGCGGAGCCAAAGGTATGAGCAACATAACGGTTCTCGAGCAAGAGAACGCACGACTACGGACTAAGATAACCAAGCAGCGCACCGAGGTAGCGCGTCTAACGCAGAAGCTGGAAGCAGTTACCTCGGACAAAATGGCGTTACTCAAAGATTTAAAATGGATGAGAGGAGAGCAACAATGACCGAATCAACATGGGATACACGGAACAGACATAAGTTCGCAGGAGTACCTGTATTATCTTCCAAAGGCCGACGCCTATCGTTGCAAAGCCTAGAGATAATACAGCGGTACCGTGATGGTCAGCGCCCGATAGAGATATCGCAAGAGATGGGACTGCCATACCAAAACGTAATCGGTGTAGTCCACAGGGCGTTGAAGCGTGGCGACGTGGTCGATGCACGTAAAGTGTACACCAACGAAGAACGCATGACGCTCATAATGAACAACCCTGCGTTCAAGATTGGTAGCCTAACCAAACACATTGCGCGTGGTATGACTGAGGATGTGTACCTAGCGATAGTTAGACGCATGACAGCTGGAGGGTTCAAAAGTTTTTCAGAGTACATGGTCGAAGCCGCAGTAGACGCGCACTACGCGGAAGAGGCGGAAAAGTAATGGACATATACACCCTCGACTTTGAGACTTACTACGATCAGGAGTTCTCGCTATCCAAGATGACGACAGAGGCGTACGTGCGTGACCCGCGCTTCGAAGTTATCGGCCTTGGCATCAAGAAGAACGACAAGTCCACGAAGTACATGAATGACCCAGAGCAGATCAAAAGTTTGCTCGGTCGCATAGATTTCTCCAACGCTGGCATTGTGTGCCAGAACACAATGTTCGACGGGGCTATCCTAAGCTGGCGTTACAACGTCAAGCCGAAAGTGTGGTTCGATACGATGTGCATGGGTAGAGCTTTACACGGGGTTGACCAACCGGCGTCGCTCAGAGCGTTGTCGGAACGCTACGGTATCGGCGAGAAAGGGTTTGAGGTACTTGCAGCTAAGGGTAAACGCCCCGCCGATTTCACCGCAGAGGAAGCTAAGAAGTACGGGGAGTACTGCATCCAAGATGTTGAGCTAACCTACCAGCTGTTCAAGATCATGGGGGCTAAGTTCCCCCGCCAAGAGTTAAAGTTAATCCACGCAACATTAAGCATGTTTATCCACCCAGTGCTGGACCTAGACATTGGTATGTTGGAGCAGCACCTAGAAGAGACACGGGACCGCAAGGATAAACTGCTAGTGGAGGCAGGGGTGGAGGACAAGAAAGACCTCATGTCGAACCCTAAGTTCGCTGGCATGTTGTTAGAACTAGACGTGATACCCCCCATGAAGATCAGCCCTACAACTGGCAAAGAGACGTTTGCGTTTGCCAAGAACGATGAAGAGTTCAAGGCTTTGCTGGAGCATGAGGACGATAGAGTGCAAACCTTGGTGGCGGCACGTATGGGTAACAAGTCTACCCTAGAGGAAACACGTACGGAGAGGTTCATAGGTATAGCTAAACGTGGGTTACTCCCGGGGCCGATCAAGTACTACGCAGCGCACACTGGTCGGTGGGGCGGGATGGATAAGATCAACCTGCAAAATCTACCTAGTCGTGGGCCGAATGGTAAGAAGCTAAAGAAGTCCATCGTCGCTCCCGAGGGGCACACCATTGTCGAAGCCGATTCCTCTCAAATCGAGGCGCGAGTACTCGCGTGGTTCGCAGGGCAGAATGATCTCGTCGATCAGTTCGCCAGAGGTGAGGATGTCTACAAGTATATGGCGTCTAGTATCTACAACGTAGCTGTAGAAGACGTGACCAAGGATCAGCGGTTCGTCGGTAAGACTACCATTCTGGGTGCAGGCTACGGCATGGGGGCTGAGAAGTTCGGTCTGCAGTTGAAGTCGTTCGGGTTCGAAGTATCCGAGGAAGAGGCGAAGCGGATTATCTCTATCTACCGTGAGGCTAACTTCAAGATTAGCCAAGTCTGGAGAGATGCTAATAACATGGTGAAGAACCTCGCCAAAAATCGGGCCATGTCGTTCGGCAAGAAGGGCGTCATCACAGTCGATGCCGAGAACCAAGCCCTCATCGTGCCGAGTGGGCTGCGCATTTACTACCCCGAATTGTACGCAGAGAAGTCTGAGAATGGTGTGGAATACACCTACAAAACCAGACGTATGCGGTCCCGTATTTACGGCGGCAAGGTTATAGAGAACGTGTGCCAAGCGATAGCCCGTTGCATCATAGGTGAACAAATGCTACGTATAGGTAAGAAATACCAAGTAGCGTTGACAGTACACGATAGTATTCTATGCTGTGTGCCCGACGCCGACGTGCCCGAAGCGAGAGCATTTGTAGAAGAGAGCATGCGTTGGACGCCTGACTGGGCCGAGGGTCTACCCGTAGACTGCGAGAGTGGTTTCGGCAAATCATATGGAGACTGTGAATAATGGATGATCGACATGAGTTTATAGCCGCAGAGATAGAACGTGCCTACGTTAATGCGGACGACGATTGGAAAAAAGAATATTACCATAACGCCGCTAACTACCTAGCTAAAAACCGTTATGTAGAAGGTGGTAAGATTTGCGCGTTTTGCAGGGCGCAAGGGATGGCCGACCCACACCATCACAATGTTTGGGGTGCGATGATGACCTCTCTGAGAAAGCTAGGTTGGGTTGAGAAAATTGGTATGGTTCAACCTACTACAAAACACACGCATATTAACGAAGTATGTCAATGGGAGAGTAAGTTATTCCGATGACAAAAGTATCGCCATGGTCTTTCAGTAAGATCAAAGCATTTGAGCAATGTCCTAAGCAGTTCTACCATGAGAAGATACTCAAGGAGTTTCCGTTTAAACAGACTGAAGCTATCTTGTATGGCTCCGCGTTCCACAAAATGGCCGAGGACTTCATAGGTGCGGACGTACCTGTGCCTAAGAAGTTTGCCTTTGCAGAGAAGGCACTGGTATCGCTGAAGAACCGCAAAGGCAAAAAGCTATGCGAGATAAAGC